GGCGAACAGCACAACGTGTACCGCGGCGTGGTGCTCAACGTCAAGGCGCGCAAGTACGTGGACAGCATCAGCAACTTTGAACGTGACGAGATATTCGCATGAGCCGAGATGACATCACCCGCATGGCGCAGAAGGCTAATTTAGTGATGTATGACTATGACCATCCTAGCCTTGAACGCTTTGCCGAACTTGTCGCCGCCGCAGAGCGTGAGGCGTGTGCGAAGGTGTGTGATGACTTGTGGCAGGAAGATAAGACCGCTTACGACTGCCGAGAAGCAATCCGAGCAAGGGGACAGGCATGAGCAAGCGCTACCAGTACTACTCGGTCGACGTAGGGTTCTTCCCGTTGCCGGTCGCGATGTGCTTCAACGCCGATGTGTTCAAGCAGATCCTGAAGGACTACAACGTCAAGGTGCACGAAGACCCACAGGCGTTCGAGCTTGGCATGGCGGAGACGCACTCGTTCTCGACGGCCAAGGAGTCGGTCGTCATCGTGGGCTTTGACCTCAAGGCCATCGGCAACAACCCCGCGTGTCTGGCGGGCACCATCGCACACGAGGCGTCGCACGTCATCACGCGCCTGCTGGAGCACATCGGCGAGAACGTGGAAGACTTTGGCGAGGAGACGCGCGCGTACCTCATGCAACACCTCGTCGAGCAGATGTTCACCGGGTGCATACTGGAGATGGAAAAGAATGACAAGAGAGAAGGACGTCGAGCAAAGACTCGTCAAAAAGATAAAGGCGAGGGGCGGGCTGTGCCTGAAGTGGACAAGCCCGGGAACGACGGGGGTGCCGGACCGGCTGGTGTTCTTCCAGGGTCGGGTGATCCCGGTGGAGCTGAAGTCCTCGTCGGGGGTGTTATCAGCACGTCAGACCTTAGTGATCTCACAACTACTTACGTGTGGCGTCCAGACGTTGGTGCTTTCGTCGTTCGAGGAAGTTGACGAGTTCGTCGACAGCTTATGAACCCAGAGAACAACCTGAAAAAGCGCAAGCACATGTACAACATGCTGTACCGGGCAAAGAAGCGGGCCAAGGCAAAGGACATACCCTGCGACGTGGACCTCGAGTACCTGTGCTCTATCGCGCCCGACATCTGCCCGGTGTTTGGGATGGACCTGCTGTGGGACACGAAGACCAAAACGAAACAGGGCTCGCCCCAGCACGCGTCCCCCAGCCTGGACCGCATCGACCCCGAGAAGGGCTACGTCAAGGGCAACGTGGCCATCATCAGCAACAAGGCCAACATGATCAAGTCCAACGCCAAGCTACGAGAGCTGTATGCGGTGGCGGACTGGTTACACGACAGATTGAAAGAGATAGAAAAATATGGAAGTCTTCGACCCCCCTCCATTTTCGACCCTGCAAATACCTACATCCAGCGCCCAACGAATCCTCGGATTGATACAAGCGCGTCAGCGCGCAAGCGCGGAGGCTACTGATGTTATCCCCCGACAACCTACACGCGTACCAGCGGCGCCTGATCGAGCAGAGCAGGACAACGCCCAACATGGGCCTGCTGATGGAGATGGGCCTGGGCAAGACAATCACGGCGCTGACGATCATCAGCGAGCTACGGGGCAAGACGCTGATCATCGGCCCCAAGGCGGTGGTGACTAACGTATGGCAACAGGAGGCGGCAAATTGGACGCACACACAGAGACTGAAGTTTGCACTGATGGTGGGCACACCACAAGAAAGACTAGACGCGTTGAGGTCGAACGCGGATGTGTATTTAATCAACTGCGAGAACGTCTCGTGGCTATTCGATCAGAAATTGATTCCATCCTGGAGCAACTTGGTGATCGACGAATCGTCCAGATTCAAGAACCCCTCTTCAAAGAGGTGGAAGTCACTGAAGGCGTTCCTGCCGCGGTTCAAGCATCGTTTGATTTTGACGGGCACGCCAACCCCAAAGTCGTACCTCGACCTATGGACGCAGGTAGGTATATTGGACCTGGGCCAACGACTCGGGAAATCGATGACTTCTTACAAAGAGAAGCACTTCGATCCGGACGCGAGGGATCGTCGCACGGGGCTAGTATGGAGCTGGAAATTGAAGCCCGGCGCCAAAGAACGGATCGACGCACTGATCGGTGACATCTGCGTGTCCCTGCGCGCGGACGACTACCTGACCATGCCGGCCAGACAAGACGTCTACCACACGATCCAGTGGGAGCCCAAGGCTCGCGTGGTTTACAACCGCATGAAGAAGGACATGGTGGCCGAGGTCGACGAGGACACGCTCACCGCGGCGTCCGCCGGGGTGCTGACGGGCAAGCTGTTACAGCTGACCGCGGGGACCATCTACAACGAGCAGAAGTCAACAGTGCACGTGCACGACGGCAAGCTGGACTACCTCGAGGACATGCTGGGCGACAGCCCGACGATTGTGTTCTACAACTTCAAGCATTCACTGGCTCGGTTGCAGGAACGATTCCCCGACGCGGTGCTGTTGAACCCAGACGACCAGGACACGATCGTGCGCTGGCGCAAGGGCGAGATCGACGTGCTACTGTGCCACCCCAAGAGCGTGGGCATCGGCCTGAACCTACAGTGCAACGCGGGGGACACGGCACAGATCGTGTGGTTCGACCTGCCGTGGAGTAGCGAGGACTACCTGCAGGCCAACGCTCGACTGTTCCGCCAGGGGCAGGAGAAGCCGGTGTTCGTGCACCACCTGCAAATGATCAACAGCATCGACAAGCAGGTGGTCGACGTGCTACAGGGCAAGATAGATTTACAGGCGGCATTGATGGAGGCAATTAAACTTTGAAACACGTGGTAAACGCGACGATCCGGCGCCTGTCTGACGAGGAGCCCGATCCAATTGAAAGCGACGACGCAAGCGTCGAGCCCAGCTCGCTGACGGGCTGGTCATCGTGGGGTCCGGAGACGATCCGAGACATCCAGCACGTCATCGAGAACAAGCTAACGCAACAGCAACGAGAGATAGTCGAGGCGATGCTGTCGGGGTACACGCACAAGGACCTCGCCGTCACCGAGAAGTACTGGCGCCATCACCTGGGCCAGGCGATCAAAAAGATCAGGAAGGAGCTAAAGGTATGAGGGGCTACATTGTCGAGTACGCCGTCGAGGGGTTCCCCCACGTCGACGTGCAGGTTGACGCAAAGGATCCCGTGTTTGACAAGAACAAAGAGGTTCTGTCGATCTGGGAATTTGAGGGTGAGCAGGAGCGGGACTCGATCCTGGCGGACCTGCGTAGTTTTAGAGACCAACAACGAAAGGGTAAGGCATGAACGACGCGCAAAAACTCCAGCAGGCCCTGGGGGTCCAGAGTAAAGAAAAGCGGATCCAGGAGATGGCCGGGGCGGTTACCCGCCTAGTGATTAACGAGGCGATCAAGGAGGCCAAGGAGCGGGCCAAGGTCAGGGACAACACTTTGTCGCCCACCAAGGACGAATCCGGCCCGAAAAGTGGATAATTCTATTAGGGAGCCCCATTAGCACAAAGGATGTGCAGCCCACTTGTAATGGGCAGGCGGGGGTTCGATTCCCTCATGGGGCACCAAAATAATGACAACAAAATACACCTTTGATCCAGCAATGTGCGACAAGCTGATAGAGCTTGGGAAGACTGGCGCCAGCCAGAAGATGATGTTTGCCGCGTTGGGCATTAGCTCATCGGCGGCCCAGACCATGCGCAAGAACCACCCTGAGTTCGCCGACGCGCTGGACTTGGCCATCACACACGCCCAGGCCTACTGGGAGCAACAGATGCTGGAGAACGTTGGCAACAAGATGTTCAACTCACGCATTGCCGAGATCGCGTTGCGCGGTCAGTTCCCCGGCGACTATCGTGAGGAGCGCATCAAGGCCGAGGTCAAGGCCGACGTCACGGTGGATTTTGGTTCCGCAGTCAACGACCTGATTAGCTCGCTGAAAAAAGCAATCTAACCCGTCGGTCCCGCACCGACATTTTCTTTGTAGAAAGAAAGCCATGGCCGCACACGCCTTACTGAGTGCATCCGGCTCGAAGCGCTGGATGGCATGCACTCCCAGCGCCCGACTCGAGGCACTACTCCCAGAACCCAAACGAAAGCCAGGAGCGTTCGACTTCAGCCAGGAGGGCACGACAGCCCACACCCTGGCAGAGGCCAAGCTCCGCCGGCACTATGGTCAGATGACCGCCAAGGAATACATCGCCGAGGTCGAGGCCGTCAAGGCAACGCCCTACTACGACGATGAGTTCGAGGCGTACGTCGACAACTACGTGCTGTACGTGCGCTCGCAGATCGGCGAGGGAGACACGCCCTACTTCGAGCAACGCGTGGACTTCAGCGAGTGGGTGCCCGACGGGTTTGGCACGGCGGACGTGGTGATACTGTCGGAGAACAAGGTGCGAGTGATCGACCTGAAGTTCGGCCGCGGCGTGCCGGTGGACGCGAAGGACAACCCCCAGTTGCGCCTGTACGCGCTGGGTGGCTGGTACAAGTACCGGGAGTCCTACCCCAACATCACCGAGGTCGAGTACACGATCCACCAGCCCCGGCTGGACAGCATCACGACCGACAGCACGACGTTGGAGAAGCTGGTGGAGTGGGCCGAGCACGTTGTCAAGCCCAAGGCCAAGAAGGCGTGGGCCGGCGCGGGCGAGTTCCTGGCCGGCGACCACTGCCAGTTCTGCAAGGCCAAGGCCCAGTGCCGGGCGCGCACCGAGTTCAACAACATGGCCGCGGCGTCCGACTTCCGCGACCCGCCGTTGCTGTCCGAGGACGAGCTCGCAAAGGTGTTGACAAACGCGCCGAAAACGCGTAAGTGGCTCAAAGACGTCGAGGACTTCCTGCTCGAGCGGGCCGAGACCGACGGCGTTGTACCCCCCGGTTACCAGTTGGGTTTCAGCAACAAAAACAGGGTTGTTGACGACGTCGAAAAAGCCATGGTAAAATTGCGCCACTACGGAGAAGACATCTTTGAACCGAAGGCGTTGAAGTCTGTGGCACAATTGGAAAAGGTTGTCGGCAAAGACGAGTTGAAGCATCTGCTCGGCGAGCTTATAATCAAGCCAGTTGGGGAGCCGAAGCTGGTTCCTGCGAAGAAGGCAACGGAGTTTGAGGGTTAAGGTGGGCGCCCTTTTCAAGTCCCATCGTTTCTGAAAACAAGGAGGCCAAGATGGCCAAAGTCAGCGAAAAAGTGGTTACCGGTAAAGTTCGTTTCTCCTACGCTAACGTCTTCACCCCGAAGGCAAGCGAAGAGGGCAAGGACCCCAAGTACTCGGTGTCCATCATCATCGACAAGAACGACAAGGAAACGATCAACAAGATCAACGCCGCTGTCGAGAAGGTCAAGCAGGGTAGCGCCGCGGTGTTCGGGGGCACGATCCCCAAGGCACTCAAGGGTGGCCTGCGTGACGGAGACGCAGAGAAGGATGACGCGGCCTACCAGGGCGCGTTCTTCATCAACGCCAACTCGTCGATGAAGCCGCAGATCGTGGACGCTAACCTGGACCAGATCATGGACCAGGGCGAGTTCTACAGCGGTTGCTATGGTCGTGCATCGTTGACGTTCTATGCGTACAACCAAGCGGGTTCCAAGGGCATCGCCTGCGGCCTGAACAACCTGCAGAAGCTGGAAGATGGTGAGAAGCTGGGTGGTGGTACCTCCGCCGCCCAAGATTTCGCAGTGTAAAGACTGCGTGACAGCCCGGAAAGACGGGCACCTTTTCGGAGCATCCATGATCACACTGAAATTCACCGTTGACGAAGTCAACTTCATCCTGAGCCTGCTGGGGCGCCTGCCCTTTGCAGAGGTCCACACAACCATCCGCGCCATCGCGGAGCAGGGTCAGCCCCAAGCGGAAGCCCTGATGGAAGAGGAGAAAGCCAACACCGAAGCCGCCGAGTAATACAACCACAACCCGTCTCTTGTCGCCTGGCGCACGCGCTGGGCTTTTTTGACCCCATAAAATGAACCAATACCAACAATACATCCACAAGTCACGATACGCAAAATACCTCCCCGAGCAAGGTCGCCGGGAGGACTGGAACGAGACGGTCCAGCGATACGTGAATTACATCTTTGACCGCAACGCCGAGCTGGATCGGGGCACGCTCAAGCAAGACATCTACAACGCCATCCACGGCATGCACATCATGCCCTCCATGCGCGCCATGATGACCTCCGGCAAGGCCGCAGACCGCGACAACACCTGCATCTACAACTGTTCCTACCTGCCCGTGGACGACGTGAAGTCGTTCGACGAGGCGATGTTCATCCTGCTGTGTGGCACCGGCGTGGGTTTCAGCGTGGAGTCCAAGTACACCAACAAACTGCCCGAGGTCCCCGAGCGCCTGTTCGAGTCCGAGCACTTCATCACGGTGGCGGACAGCAAGGAAGGCTGGGCTAAGGCCTACCGCATGCTCATAGCCAGCCTCTATGCCGGCGAGATCCCAAAATGGGACGTGAGCAAGGTCCGCGCCGCGGGCACGCCCCTGAAGACGTTTGGAGGCCGCGCGTCGGGCCCCGAGCCGCTGGTCGACCTGTTCCAGTTCACCATCAAGACGTTCAAGGGCGCCCTGGGCCGTAAGCTGAACACGCTCGAGTGCCACGACCTGATGTGCAAGATCGGCGAGGTGGTGGTCGTGGGCGGCGTGCGCCGCTCGGCCATGATCAGCCTGTCTGACCTGAACGATGAGCGCATCCGCCACGCCAAGTCCGGCAACTGGTGGGAGACCCATCCGCACCGCGCGTTGGCCAACAACAGCGCCGTGTACGACAACAAGCCGACTGTGGGCACCTTCCTGGAAGAGTGGACCTCGCTGTACAACAGCCACAGCGGCGAGCGCGGTATCTTTAACCGCGAGGCGGCAAAGCACGTCGTGGCCAAGTACGGCAAGCGTGATCCCAACTTTGAGTTCGGCACCAACCCCTGCAGTGAGATCGTGTTGCGCCCGTACCAGTTCTGTAACCTGACCGAGGTGATGGTGCGCCCCGACGACACGCTGGAAACCCTGAAGCAAAAGGTGCGCATGGCGGCGATCCTGGGCACGATCCAGGCGACGTTCACGCACTTCCCCTACCTGCGCAAGGTGTGGCAACGCAACACCGAGGAGGAGCGTTTGCTGGGCGTGTCCCTGACCGGCATCTATGACCACGAGGTCATGGGTAGCGTGCGCTCGGCGCCCCTGTGGCTGGATAAGCTACGCGAGGTGGCCAACGAGGCCAACGCAGAGATCGCCGACCTGCTGGGCATCCCCCACTCGACGGCCATCACCGCGGTCAAGCCCAGCGGCACCGTGAGCCAGCTGACCGACACCGCGAGCGGAATCCACCCGCGCCACGCGCCGTTCTACATCCGCCGCGTGCGTGGTGACAACAAGGATCCGCTGACGCAGTTCTTGATCAACCAGGGCATCCCCGCCGAGCCGTGCGTGATGAAGCCCAACACGACCACCGTGTTCAGCTTCCCCCAGCGCGCGCCCGAGGGTCTGGTGACACGCGACGACGTGGACGCCATCAATCACCTCGAGCTGTGGCTGACGTACCAGCGCCACTGGTGCGAGCACAAGCCCTCGGTTACCATCTCGGTGACGGAGAACGAGTGGCCCAGCGTCGGCGCGTTCGTGTGGAATCACTTCGACGAGATGTCGGGCGTGTCGTTCCTGCCCCACGACGGCGGTACGTATCGTCAGGCGCCGTACGAGACGTGCGACGAGGCTCAGTACACGAAGCTATTGGCCGAGATGCCCACGATCGATTGGCACGCGTTCCTCGAGAACCGCGACAACGTAGAGGGTGCCCAGATGTTGGCCTGCGTTGCAGGCGTTTGCGAGCTATAAGTTATGACAGACGCAGTGAATCATCCCTCGCACTACAAGACCGGGGGAATCGAAACGATAGACTACATCGAGGCCAAGCAACTTGGGTACCACCTCGGTAACGTCGTCAAGTACGTATCGCGTGCCAGCCATAAGGGCAGACAGCTCGAGGACCTGAAGAAGGCCCGCTGGTACCTGGACCGCGAGATCAAGCGTCTGGAGCAAACGTTGGTGTGAGTTGGTGTGTCCTCGTGGTTGGGGACTTTGGGAACGGTGATACAATCACCGTTCCCTCTTTTTTCCGGATACGTCCGATAGCCTTTAGGAGCATGAAATGATTCTGTCGATTGACTTTGAAACACGTAGCCGCGTCGACCTCAAAGACCGCGGCCTTGACGTTTATTCCAGCGACCCAAGCACAGAGATACTCTGCATCGCGACTGGACCCTCCCCCGATAAAGTAGATGTGTGGCGCCCCGAAGACGTGCCCCAGTGGGTGCTCGACCACGCGGCGGATGGAGGCCCAATTGCCGCATGGAATGCGGCGTTCGAGTACCACATCTGGAACCGCGTAGGCACCAAGCTGGGCTGGCCCCAGATCAAGTGGGACCAGCTCGTTGACTCCATGGCCATCGCGGCCGCCAACAACATCCCCCAGGACCTGGACACGGCCGGCGAGGTGATGGGCTCCGAGTTCCAGAAAGATAAGCGCGGTAAGAAGCTGATCCAGCTACTATGTAAGCCAAAGAAGGACGGCACATTCAGCGAGGACCCAGAGCTTATGGCAGAGCTGTTCGCTTACTGTAAGCGCGACGTGCAGACCGAGATGTCCATTGTCGCCAAGCTACGGCCACTCAACTTCAACGAGCGTCGGGTGTGGGTGCTCACACAACAGATCAACGACCGCGGGGTGCCGGTGGACCCACGGGAGCTGAAGAACGTGATCGGGGTGGTGGACGAGGAGATCGAGTCGATCAACGCGCAGATCACCCAGCTGACCGGCGGCATCGAGGTCAGCAAGCGCGACCAGCTACTCAAGTGGTTTAACGAGCGCGGCCTGGACCTGCCCGACATGCAGGCAGAGACGCTCGAGAAAGCCGCCAAGGCGGGGCACAAGGACAAAACTGTATCCTGTGTGCTACAGCTCCGCATGGAGGGATCCAAGACCTCCGTGACCAAGTTCAACAAGATGGCCGAGGTCCAGGTGAGTGGCCGCATCCGCAACGGCCTCGTGTACCACGGCGCCTCGACGGGGCGGTGGGCCTCCAGGGGCATCAACCTGCAGAACATCGCCCGCCCCGCGCTGTGGATGAAGGACACCGACATACGTATCGCGGTCGAGATGGGGCTAGAGGCGGGCTCGCACAAGATGATGAAAGTTTTGTTCGACAACCGCGTCATGGACGCATGCTCGTCCATCGTGCGCAACGCCATCAAGGCGCCAGAGGGTTACACGTTCGTCGACGCTGACCTGAGCTCGATCGAGAACCGGGTATCCGCCTGGATGGCCGGACAGAACGACAAGCTGGAGCTGTTCCGCCAGGGCATGGACGAGTACAAGACGTTCGCCACGGTGCTGTACAAGGTTGCGTACGAGGAGGTGACCAAGGACATGCGGCAGGTCAGCAAGTCGGCCGTGCTCGGGTGCATGTTCGGCCAGGGGGCCAAGGGCCTCGTGGCCTACGCGGAAGGCATGGGGGTGGTGTTGTCCCCGGCGCAGGCCGAAGAGATCGTCAACGCATACAGGACAGCCTACGCCAAGGTGAAGAATTGCTGGTACGCGATGGGGCAGGCGGCGGTGGACGCCATCAAGAGCCCGGGACAGCCGTTCAAGGCCGGCAAGGTGGTGTTGAAGGTTGCGCGTGACGCGCTGTGGATGCAGTTGCCCAGCGGGCGCCTGATCTGCTGGCAACGACCAGAGGTCGTCGAGGAGTTAACCCCGTGGGGGAAGATGGGGGAGGTTGTCTACGTTCTCAGCCAGAACACCTACACCCGGAAGTGGGGGCGCAACAAGCTCATCGGGTCCAGTATTTTCCAGAGCTCCGTCCAGGGCACTGCTCGAGATTTTCTGGCCGAGCCTGCGCGGCTTTTGAATGATAAAGGCGTGGATGTGATCAACCTTATCCATGACGAGATCCTTTCACTCAGCCGCGCTGAAGACGCGAAAGAGGTAGAGAAGTTGATGATGACCGCTCTCACAACCCCGCCAAGTTGGGCACCCAACTTTCCGCTCGCCGCGGAGTCGTGGATCGATACTCGTTACCGCAAATAAAGGTGGGCGCGGCTTCTCCGTCCGCTTTGCCCGAAATCATTTCCGCTTGGCTGTCTTAGCAGACTCGCGGAAGGCGTCGGCCGTGGGCGCGCCCTCAGAGCCAGGCTTGCGCATCTTCTCACCAGAGCCTTGCTTGATGCGCTCACGCTTGGCGTGAATGTTGGCGTACAGGCCAACCTGACCGCCGGCCTTGTAGTTACGCATGGCCTTGACTAGGTCGTCGTGCGTGGTCTGGTTGTTGCCAACCTTGTCCCACACGGCGTGGTGCGTCAGGTGTTGGTAGAACGGGTCTAGCGAGGGGTCCAGGTCAAGCCCAAGGGCCTCCTGACGCGCGGCAAGGCGATCGACGGCCTCACGGCCACCCTGGCCCTTCCCGCGGTTCATAATCGAGCTGATGCCGACGGGAGCCTGGTTTGCCGTGTGCAGGTTAATCTGACGCGCGTCAAACGTGGGCAGGTCACCGCGGCCCAGCATCGAGCCAATGAATCCAGACTTAGCGCCGGCTACACCCTTCATCTGTTCGGCCCAGTTGCGATACGCGTCCTTGTCGCCGAGGACTGCTTGGTTGAGGTTTTGCGACAGGTTGGGCATCGTCTGCGCCGCGTACTGCATCTTTTCAATCAGGTCGTTTTGCTTTCCAAACGGGGCAAACTGCTGTTGAATTTCAGCAAGGGCCCGGGGGTCTGCCTGACCGGCTGACGCCGTATCCAGGTAGCGCTGGCCCATGGGAGAGCCGAGCCACTCAGCAAACGCGCCCTCGGGTCGGACCTCGCCGCCGGTGTTCGGCAGCTTGAGGCCGGCTTTGGTGGCCGTTGCATGCGACAGCCCACCGCGGCCAATGCTTGACTGGGTGATAGTGTATGCCTTGATCAGGTCACGGGCGTTGAGATCGCCGGCGGCGGCGCGCTTGGCTTGGTCCTTCATAAACTGGCCGTAGCCGCCCTGTATGTAGTCGGGCACCGTTCTCAGGTCCAGCTTACCCGCAACTTCAGGCATTGGCTTCCAGGACCAGTCCTTCAGGTATTTGGCGGCGGGGTCGGCAAAGGCCTTCAACGCGGCCGCTTTGGGGTTACCGCCGGCCTGCAGGTTTACCAAACCACCCTCGGCAAAACCGAAGTCTTCTTTCTTGCCATACACCGGCTTGCGCGCCAACACCAGGGGACCGATCTGTAGCGCCTCTTCCGCGCTTAGGACTGGTTCCATGGACGCGCGGTCGTAGAAGTATCCGTGGCGCTCGGGGTCCATGCCCACCTGACGCCAGTCCGGATGCTCCAGGTATCGTTGTGCGTTGGCTATGGCGGTCTGTTCGTCGACCGGATTCCAGCCGCCTTCGATTGTGGCAATCGTGGACTTAGGTTTGCCAGATGCAATGCTCAGTGCGCCCTTGTCGGACATGTTGAACACGGGGTTGTTGACAGACGCCACGCTCTCGTATCCGACACGCGTACCAGCGCCAGCCTTCGTGCCCTTCTCGTGAACGGCCGGCACCCAAACGCCATGGTCAGAGTACGCCGGTATGTCAAGGCGCAGGCCAACGTTTTGCCCTGGTTGGAGTATTTGAGACGGGGCACCAAACAGGCCTTTTTTGTCTGCCGTCAGCGCGTTGATGGCTTCTTCCTTTGTTGCCGGCTTCGGAACAAAAGCAAACGGCTTCACGGGCTTAAATGTGTTGACCAGTAGCTCATACTCTTCACGTGTAACGGGTTCACCATTTTTCATGCGCTGTGCAGCATCTTGCAGCTGGGGGATCCGCTTGGTGACGTCTTTGAAGTGCATGTTCAAACGGTCAACCATAGGCGTGGCCATGGCCTTCAACGCGGCCAACTTGGGGTTACCGCCAGACTGCAGGTGCACTAAACCGCCTTCCGCGTACCCTTCTTTTTGCAGGCGTGTCAGGTAGGCATCGTTGATGAACTGAGGACTGTTGGGGTAGCTGAACCAAGCGTTGCCGTGAGTTCTTCCAGGTGCGCGGTCGTTGATCTCTTTGTACCAATCATGCGCCCCGAGTCTTTGCGGCACGGGTGCAAACTGAACACCCTGATCTTCACCACGCACAAGCCAACGATAATCAGGGTGCAGGTCTTCTCGGAACTCAGGCGCGTCGCCGTGAACAGAGAAAAGACGCGTGCCAATCGAGCTTGTCGGCACACCTTCAGTCAACGGGTCGCGGTGTGAGCGCAAAAGGTCTTCGTAGTGCGGCAGTGCAATGCCGCCGCGGGTCTTGTTGACACCTATGCCGGCACCAAGTATATCCGCCAGCGCGCCACGGCGACCAAACGTGTCTGTGCCCAGCTCTTGTGCGGCAAAACGATCGCGAATGTCAAAAGCCTGCGGGAAGATTAGTTTGCCTTTACTGTCTTTGACCGTTGCAATCCGATTGTTGATCAGTTCAATTTGCTCAGGCGTCAACTCACGTTTGTAATGCTCATTCAGGATGTCATTGGTCACCGTTTTGTTGGACTTCAGCTGATCGTTTGCGCCAATGTAGGTCGAATAAACAACATCCTTGCCTTTGTGTTGGCGGTTCTCGACCAAATTCTTAGCCGCCCCTTCAGCGTCAGTCATCCACGCGGCACGTTCTCGTTGATGTAGCGGGCTGATGTTCTGGAAGTTAGGGAACTGGTTGCCGCCCATGCGACCACCGTGCACGCCAAAGTTGTCCGACTGGGTCAGGCCCAGGTACTTGCCTTCGTGCGGGCCCAGGGCCTCGCTCATGCGCATGATCTGCGTCTGACGCGGAACAAACAAACTGGGCGACTCGCGCCCGATCAACTCTTTACCCTTCTTAACGGCCGCGCCTACCAACTGTCCCTTTGGATCGCGGCCTGCGTACTTTGGGAGGCTGGCAAGGCCTCCCTCTGCCTTGTTGAGTACGCTCTTATCTTGTGGTTTCTTCTCACCTCGTAAGTAATCCAAAGCCTTGCTACCGGCAACTGAAGCGCCACTCAACAATGCCGCGGGAAGCGCGACCCTGGGGTTACGAGCTTGGTTAGCAATGGCGCCACTCACGGTGCCAACGGTACCCAACATAGCTTGGGGCGTGTCATCGTTGCGCATAGCCTCGGCGGCACGCAGGGCGCTATATCCAGTCAACGCGCCAGTCGCCGCGCCTTGTGCGGCCATGTTCCGGATGGGTTGGACTTGCGGCACGTTCATCGGCCGAGGCGTCGGACGTGCTGGCTCAGGGCCAAGTTGCCGAGTAACGAGTTCTTGCGGCGTGGGGGCGGGCGGGGCCAGATCAGACGACGGCACGGACAGTCCGCCAAACCGGTTGGGGTCTGACACAAGCTCCCCACGGTTGACGCCTACCGCGCGCAGGTTTGCACCCTCGTACTCAGGAAGAACGCTCTGCGTGGTGCGGGTTGAAATCACGCGGGGATCTTGTTTGACAACATCTTCAACGCCGCCCTTTAGCTGAGACTCAACGTAATTTTGAACGCCCTTAGATTTTTGAGCCTCTGTAATAGCGTCGAGCAGGCGTTTGCGTTGCTCCAACTCGTCGTTGTAGCGTTGCATATCTGCGAAGTTGGCCTCGCTGATGGGTACGTTAGCCGCGTTGGTCGCTTGAATTAAGGATTGGTTAACGTTCGCCTGTTTGTTAGTCGACGGCGCAGTACCCATGCCAATAAGGGCACCGATACCAGAGGAACCAATTTGAGCGGCTGTGCCAAATCCTTGAGGCTGTGTAGGAGTTGTTGGCTGATCGGAAAATATAAAATCGGGAAGGGGTTCAACCTCCCCGATCTTCACCTCTGGATAGTTGTCTTGTTTAGCTGTAGCCATGGGAATTAAGTCTCCTTGAAAACCGCCATACGATTTAACCTTTTGCAGGTGATTGTATGCGGCGGGGCTCATTGAGCCACCCTTAAAAAAATCGCTGTTGGGTCCGTCGTGATATGCGATCAGCGCGCGTTGCGGATCGCCGCCTTGTTGAACTAAGTTTTGTTTCAGATACCCAACACCACCACGAATGTTTTGATCAAGGTTGTATCGGTTGACGCCTTGTTCTTTGGCCGCTGCGCGGCCAAGCATCATTACGCCAACGGGGCCCGTTTTAGACTTTGCCTGTGGCTTAAAGCTGCTCTCTTGCATGGCGGCGGCAAGCGCAAGCTCGCGCGGCACTCCCTGCCGGTCAGCCTCTGCGGCAACCTTGTCAGCAATTGCCCGTTGTTGCGGAGATAGCTTGTTAAGCCACTCCATTACTCACCCCCCGGGTACGGAGTCGGGTTTTGAATTCTAAGTTCCTTAGCCGTGCGATAGTATTGCAGACGCTGTTGTTGCTTATACTGAGGGCTGGAAGTGAATTGAGACCACGTCATCTTGCCCTTCATGCTGTTCCATAGGTTATTCTTTTCCATGGAATTCAATGATTCAAGCTCAACAGCTTTAGCCTTTAACAACATGTTAGTTGCGCTGTCACGTGAAGCATCTCCAACTGCCTGTTCAATGAGACGACGCTCGTTGTCGGACACGGCGCCTTGGCCTTCCAGCATAACCTTGGCGTAGTTCAGCTTAACCTTAGCCATGTTGCTAAGAACACGAGACCACGCATCTAGTCGTTTCGGATCTTTTGCGGCCTGGGGGTCAAGTTGTTGCACGAAGTCTTTAATGCCGGGGATGCTGACGGATCCAAACTGACCAACCTGCACGCCGGTATCTATCAGATTGGCAACTGAAGACCACACGGTAGGCTCTCGTAGCTTGCCAAAAATATCTTTATTGGCGCTAACGTCGTTGATCAAACTTTTTGCCAACAATAAATTATCTGGAGCGGCCGCAACCTTGGCACGCAAGGCTACTTGCTCGGGCACGTCAATCTTTCTTCCGGATTCAATTGCCGCTTCTTTTTCAATGTCCTGCCGCACTTCTTCTTGACGTAGACGAAGTTTGAGGTTTTCTTCAGATTCAGGTGCAAAGCCGGTGGGCGTTGCCGCCGGACGAGCTGGTGCGGGGGCCGCGGGAGCGGGACCGCCAGCAACAGGAGCCGCAGGAGCGGGGGCCGGCATGGCGGGTCCAGCGGCGGGGGCGGTTGGCGCCGGCGCGGCGGCTGAAGGAGCCATGGTGCCCATCGCCGCCTGCAAGGGTGTGCCCTGCAAGGTGCCAGTGGGTGTACGCACGTTGTGAGGCACAAACGCGCCAGAGCCGGCAAGGTTCGCTCGCATGTAGGCGGCGTACTCGGGTGTTCCAGGGGTCAACCCTGCAGCCCTTGCAATGCGCTCTTTTTCCGTAGGGTTGGTTAGCGACAAGAATTGTTCTTGCGCCTTAACGGGGTTCTGCGTGAACAAGGATCCAATTGTCGCGGCCTGTTGCGGCGTCAACATCGGCGCGGGACCTGGCAAGCCACCCGCGGTAGGCTGGGGAGCGGCCCCGCCACCCGTGGGAAGCGCGCCACCTGCTTGCGGTTGTGCCATCGGTGCGCCACCGATTTGAGGCTGTTGCGGTTGAATGCCAGCGGCCTGGGAAACCATTTCAGAAAATTGGCGTTGCGCCGCGGCGGCTTGACGCAGGCGAGCCTCTTCGCTGGCCAACTGGGCCGCGCTCACACGCATGCCCAGGAGGTCTTGTTCCTGTTGGCGCCTACGGGTTAGGTAGTCGCTGTAGTTGCGGTTGAAATCACCCGGCGCGCTTCCAGCCAGTGCAAGGTGGCCCATGGCCTCCTGCATGGGGTTGCCGCGCTCACGCTCGGCAATCATCTGCATCAGGCGTTCGCGGATGTCGGCGCTCTGCGCGCCCTCGAGCGACACGCCCTTCTGGCCGGCAACGGACACGTTGCCCCGGGTGCCATACTTGGCGACCGCGCCGTCTTCGGTGGCTGTAGGCAGTGCGCCTGTTTGTTCCATGTCTGCCATAATTAAATACCCCAGAGGTCGGAGTTATTGAGGTCGGCCTGGGTTTGAATGTTGTCCGGCGTATCACCAGAGGGCAAGTTGCCGGTCTGGTCTGTACTCCAGCTAGGCGGTTGAGCGGTCATCGCGTTGTCGCCCCACACGCCGTCGGAGTTCACGGTGTTGCCCGCGGCGCCTGACGTGATGGGGTTGGGGGTGGAAGAGGACCTCAACATGTTGTCGAGCCAACCAATGCCCGTGGTTCCAGCTTTGATGGCGTCAATGCCCTTACCCGCGGCAAGAGCCAGCTGAATGCCTCTGTTAATATTCTCCACCGTGCTGCCCTTGGTGACCTCGGTGGTCGTCTTGGGAATGACGGTGCCCATGTTGTTGATGATGTCGCTGTACTTGGCCATGGACGGCAGTCCGCCCAGCATCTGGGCGTTGGCGAGGTTGATGCCCGTCGTGCCGTACTGAGATCCAATGTTACCGATGCCCTGAAGCGCCTGGATGCCCTGGGTCTGTGCGTTGAGCGCGGTTTGGTTCTGTTGTTCAGCCAGCGTGGTCAGCGCCCCGGCACGTGCCGTGTTGGCCGCGGTCTGTGCACGCAGGGAATTGTAGTTACCGCTACCGATACCTGCGGCGCCCTCTTTGGCGGTCACCTGGGGCAGGATCTGGTCCAGCTTGGCGTACTGAGACGCAAACAACGAGCCAAGGGGGCTCTGGGCGTTCGGGGTGCCGTTGGCGTTGAACGGGGTGCTGATGCCCTGGTACACGTCCTGCAGGCCACCCATGGCCGTCGTGAACGGGTTCTGTGCGGCGTTGAACGTCTGACCCACGCCAGCCAGCGCGGTCTGGCCGGGTGCCGGCGTGGCGCCGTACACTTGGCCGGCCGTGTTTGCAATGTTAGACTGTGCGTTGGTAAACCACGACGGCATCGTCGTGGATGTCTCTTTGCTTGTGTCAAATATTCCGGCCATTTTTACTTCCTTTTAAGAGCAGCGCTCAAGTATTCTAACGGGCCCAAGCTGTCGGGCGGCAACTCACTTGGTTCGTTGGAGTGCTTGTGTGTCCTGATCTGACGCACAAATTGATCGAGCACCGAGGCGCCCGCGTCGCTGGACCCGTTACCCAGCGATGAAACGATGTCGGCCGGCAGGACGTACTCGTCCTTTGCCACCATGGCCGGGATGTCGTCGGAGGTGCCGTCGCCGTCACCCTTGATCTGCAAGCTCGTCAGCGCGCCCTCAGAGTAATACTGGGGCGGACCCATCGGGTGCTGGCCCGTGAGTCCACCCTCAGCAAACCACTCCATGGGCGCGTTGCTTTGTTGTTGGGGCTCGTTGTCTAGCGACGTGCCAAACGCCACGTCCTTGTCTGTCGCGGATTTTTCCAAGGGGTTGTCCTGTCCTTGCGATCCTGTTACCGGGCCCAGTCCTGCTAAAGAGAACAGCAGGGGGTTCAATGGCGTGAATTCCGTGTACGCATTTTTGTACGTCAGGTTATCAATCGGAGCAGAAGGTGTCGCATAAGATGTTGCGCCCGTTCCGCTGGTACCGCCCGTTCCGCCGGTACCGCCCGTTCCGCCCGTGCCACCCGTAGCACCCGCCGCAGCTGCCCCCGCAGCAATACCCTTAATGATTGTAGCGGCGGTGTTGTTAGTGTTTGTGGGCGTCGTGGGCGTCGTGGGCGTCGTGGGCGTCGTGGGCGTCGTGGGCGTCGTGGGCGTCGTGGGCGTCGTGGGCGTCG